CCCGATCGGCAAAATACCTTTCGTGAAGCTTATGACTGCCTTCATATACCACAAGGGTTCGTTCTTTGTTGGATGTCAAAGCGAGGAAGCCCTGATAACATTTGGCGCCCTTGCTTGAAGGGGCTTGGTCAGTATGTGTCCAACAATTATCTTTTTTCGTCAAGCTCTTGGGAATGTAGCAGCAGCCGTCAAAGGAGGTGATCAGTTTATCGCAATCCCAGAGTTTCTTATAGACGGCTTGGACTTTGGGGAGCGTGCGAAGATACCAAGCGTGCTTTGTATGCCCAGCATAGTGATGCTTATAAATGCCGTGTGGATCGACTTTGGCATGGATGTTATCGTGGTCCGGAATGGTTGCTTGCCATTCGCGAAATAGCTTTTTTGCAATTTCTACTTGTTCAGCAGAAATTACATTGGGGATGATGGCATAGCCGTTTGCTTCGAGTTCTTGTTTGAGATCCATAATTGTAGTGGTCAAATGTTACGTTATTTGAGAATCAATTTTTCAATCCAAAAAACGTTTTAATATTGTTTGATTGTTTTTTGAGTGTGCATTTCATCTTTGGACCAGTTATTTTAGGATTACATTCTGGGCATAGTGTTCGCAGTTTTCTGTGACTACATTCTCGTATAATACTATCAACTATTGTTTGAATAATTGAGTAGCAAATACTAATATTATTGATCTGTATTTTCACGTCACGTGCGTGGCGACCAGCTGTCCCTAATTTCACTTCGCGAAGTATATTCTTCCAAAATTCCCTTGCTGTCTTTTCTATATTTTTTTCTTTTTCAAAGAATAGCCACATTTGATATTTTTCTTTTGCTATTTTCTCTTCTTCCTCTCTTTTTTTTGAAATTACTATATTGTGTCTTATATCCTCCTCAGTTTTACGTTGGTTTATCTCTTCCCGTTGCATTGCCCATAGTTCTCTTACCTCTTTGACTCTTTCTTCATATAATTTCTTACATTGATTACAATTTTTATGTTTTATATAACACGTTTCAATGATTATTTCATTATCTGTATTCTCAAGATTTTGAAAAATAATTTCTTCAATATCTTTTGTCTTATAAATAGCTTCTAACACATCATAGCAATTTACTTCTATTAATTGTATTTTTTTTTCTTGTAATATTTTTTTTTTATCTTCAGTTGTTGGTGATGTTTTTATTACTTCTATAGCGCATATCGGATATTCATTATCTAATACGCCAACATCTAAAAATTTATATGTCGCCGTGCATTTTAATGAATATTCTATCTCTGATATTTCGTCATTATTGAATTGATGAGGTTGTGTTTTACATTCTATTATTTTAGAATTTACCGGACACCTCCATCCTTTGCAATATTTAAATTTTATTTTTGGTAAATATTTTTTTATAGCTATTTTTGACTGGATGTGCTCCTGACTTTCCCCCTTGCATTCTGCATTACCAAAATGTGCAAAATGGTACACTTTTACATTGCCCATAACCGGGCGCAAGGGATGATTATCCGGACAGCGATAAGGTGATAACTCCTTTTTATGTGATGTTGGCAATTTCTGCCATTGTGCTTTATCTATATTTGTTATCTTAACATATTCACCGGATACACCCCCTATTTCATTATCTTTTATACACTTGGCGAGAAAATGCTCTCCATTTGTCATTAAAAAATAAGTTAAATAGCATTTAAATCACTTTTCCAATACTACCCTCACATAAATTGACTTAAATTTTTTAATATATGTATAACTATAACCCCGATATGACGATTACCGATCTCCCCGCGCGCCCACCTTTTATTCATCCAACCACCGCGATTCAGTCATTTATAGATTATATTTTGGATACCCCCACCTTGGAAAACCGAGCCCAGTTTATTATATTGGCTGGAATATTGCTCAACAATGTATCCCTCATAGAATATGCTTCAAGTGTGGATCCTACTGTCATAAATACACCTATACCTAATTATATAGAGACGCTTGTCAAACAAATCATTACCCCTGAGGGGGGACATCCTTCTCCTGAGACCGAGCCTGCTGTACAGAGTCCTGCGTAGTATTGGTTCATCCGCATTGAGAAACAGTTCTATAGACCTGCAGAAGTAGACCAATAAAATTCGCCAAAATATACATATATATTAAATCCATCAATCATTATATTATATAAATTATTATATATTTTAAATAATAATTTGTATAAATGTGAAATATAGAAATACTAAAATTTTTGATTCAAGAGATTCAAAATATTACTATTCAAAAATATATAATAAAACTTGGAAATAATTCAAGGAATGATAATCTATTCTATATTTGACACATTAATTTTAGTATCTCTTCAGCTATATCCAGTTTAAAATAGTCTTTAGCAATTAGAATATGTTGTTTATAGTTTTCATAACCATTGATATCTTTTAACCAATACTTTACATATTGGTTTCTTTTTTCAGTAAATAGTGAATGGTTTTTGTTTGCTGCGTTTACTGCTTCCACTAAATTTGGATTCTCTGGATATACCATTGTACAATTATCTTCGTTCAGCAAAAATTCTTTATTGTATCCCATAACTTCAATAGCAACCTTTTTATTGTATATTGGACTTAAACAAATCAGCTTTTTAGACTCATAAACAGTTGAAGCAACGATTACTCCATTAGGAGGACCAATAACAATATCAGCCATTTTAACAAATGGCAAAAAATATGGAAATGTATTATTTGATATTTTAAAGTTGTCTACTAATATATTGTTATTATTAAACTTCGATAATGGATGTAATCTTATAATAATGTTGTAGGTTTTTTTTAGCTCTATTAAATCATTAATAATGTTTTCTTTAGTTTCGTTTAATTCTGAAAACTCATAACCATCGTATTTGTTCAACGTTTTTTTTTTATTTTTAAACAAAGCACTATTTATGTATAAAATGGTCTTTTTAGTGGGATCTATTTCATAAAATTTCTTAATATGTTCGGTATAATCTTTTGGTATAAGTTTTTCATTTATTTTAGAATATACTAAACTGTACCAGTATTCTCCATGTTTCATTTTGTGGTAATTAGGTAAATATTCACCTCGTGTTACACTTACCCAATAAGGATCTTCATCAACACCATGAGATACAACAATGCAATTTGATTTTGTGTTAAATGGGGTCACTCCAGTACACATAATTAGTATATGTTTATCATCTGTTAACCAATTTAATATGTCTTTCTCGCTTTTTTTCACAACATCTAACGATAAAGTGTTTTTAATATAATTAATTGTTCGAGTATAGTCATACCAATAGTTAGTATCAGTGGAATAAACTAATTCAGTTGGATGAGCAAAATATAGGGGTAATAAATTCTCTACAGTATACATGGGAGTTCCTATATAATATTTAATTGTATATCCATGCCCAGTAAATAATTGGTTTAGTTTATTTGTCATCTTTTGTTCTTGAGGAGTGTATATAGAAGTAGTTGTTGCCATATATATATATATATATTTGAAATGGGTGATAAAAAACTTGGACATTTTAATTCTGAAAAGAGTTAAATATAGGTATTTTTTTAGTTATATATGAGTATCTTGGTGGGTGATAAATCATATTGGAATAAATTTTATAATTTAAAAGTATTAGATAGTAATTGTAGTGATTTTTGTCTTTTTGTGATGAATTATTTTAAAAATAATGACGATATTTTATATTTATTAGATGCTGGATGTGGTAATGGACGTGATAGTTATGAACTTGTAAAAAAATATAAAGTTGATGGTATAAATAATTCTGGTTTTATTCCTAAAATAGTAAACAAAATTTAAACTTTATATATGACGATTTAAACTTTATATATGATGATTTTGTTAATATCGATCCGTTGGAGATTTAAAAATTCCTAATAACTATTATATGACAAGACACAAAAGAGATGGTTAATATTTGTCCTTCGGGTGGATACCTCCTACGAATTGTTTTTTCCCGCTTTGATTTTATTAATGATTTGTGTAGTAGATACATTTGGTGTATAGGGAACATCGATTATTTGTCCTCCCCATTCTTTTATTTGTTCCTGAATTTGCATTCTCACATGTTTCTGAGGACCCGTTAGCCAATCGTCGCCGTGAACCACATAGTCAGGTTTGTATTTTTTAAGATTAGGACGATAGTCCAACGTTGTTTGCTCAACTACCTTGGAAACAGTCTTTATATGCTCGACTACAATTTTTCGATGGTTAAAAGTATTTATTGGTTTTCTTTTATATGATTCCGTTGCCGAATCGTTTAACAAACCAACAATCACATCGCCGTACTTACTCGCTTTATTTAGGATATTGATATGTCCATGATGAAGAACATCGACTACCATTCCTACATAAGCAACTTTCTTAGTTTTCATATATATATATAATTTAGGAAAATTTAAAACGCCGATTTTTTATTTCGGTTAAGCTTTAAATACTCTGAAATTAAAATTTAAACTTTAAAGATGTTAATAAAAGGAAACTATGTTAAATAATTTATTACACACATCTTCCCAATCAAATACATTTTTTCTTCTTATACTATTTTTTATACATTCATTATATAAATTCTGATCATAATATAATTTTGTTATTAAGTCAGAACAAGATTTTTCATCATGATTAAACATAAATTTATCGTTATCAATAACTTCAACTAGAGATGTATTATTTGCTACAATTACTGGTTTATTATGTTTCATAGCTTCTACAGGAGGTATTCCAAACCCCTCATATGTCGACGGAAATATAAATAACCATGCGTTTTCATGGAGTATATGTAAGTCTTCTTCCAGTAAATAACCAGTTACAATAACATTTTTATTTTTTATATTATTTGAGACCCTGCTGGTAAATTTACCACCAAAAACAAGCAATAAATCCTTTTTAATATTATCTGATAATTTTAAATATTGTTGATATAAAAATGCAATCCCCTTATTACGCCCATAACTGGTTTGACAATATATATATTTTTTTTTTATGTTATATTTTTTTAAGACACATTGTTGATATTCTTTTGTAAATGTTTTTGTATAATCATTCACACCAGTTCCTAAATATTCAATATTATTAAAAACATCACAACAATCTTTTTTTGTAAATTCAGAATTACTTAATAATTTATCATATTTTTTTAAATTGTCTACTGCCCTTTGATAACGTTTACGATTCCTATAGGGCATTTTTTTCAGCCATCCATTTTTTAATGGAATCAAATCATGTAAAATACTAAAAGTTTTAATATTATTATCTAATAAATCTATATTTGCCGCTACTTTTTTCCAATCAAATTCAGATAAATTTAAAAAAATTTTGGGTTTTAAGTTATTAATGTAATTTGCTAAAAATTTCTCATATTCATTTTTATTAACATTTTTAAAATTAACTTTATGTATTATAGTTTTTTCTTGAGTAATTATTCTATTTATTAACTTATCATTCAAAATATTATTAATTATCAAATGAAATGAAAATATATCACTATAATTTTTTAATAACACATTTACCAAATTTACTCCATACATACCAATTCCTCTTATTTCATGTTGCATTGGTTGACAATCTATTAAGAATATATTTTTATGATTTGCAGATTGTTTACTTTGATGGAAGTCTATATTACCATTTTTTAAAATGTTTAAAATATTTGATTCGCTTACATAAGCACCTTTAAAATCTTTCATTTGCCCATAAACAGGATGTTCTCGTAATCCCTGAATTTCTTTTTCTTCATATTCTAATTCAATGATGTTTTCTCTCTTCAGATATTCTGTCTCTCCGGAATAATAAGGTGTAATTATTTTATTACCTAGGATCATATTATCATATATTGTAAAACCAAATCCTTCACCACAATGTGGGCTTATATAATAATCAAAATTTGTATATAATTTATATAAATCCAATGATTCTAATTCTTCTGTTATACGGTAAATATTATTATTTTTATTTACTTCTATAATAAAACTATCATATATATCTTTTTCTATTTTATTTACAAAATGGTTTGATCTTGGTAGTCTATATTTCAAAACTAATACTTTTGACTCGTCGTTTAAACTATTAAAAGCTTTTACTAGATTTAATGGATTCTTTCTTACTATTGAACTATTTAAATCAAAACAAAATCCATATTTCGTTTTATTTTTAATTTTTTCTAATATATTATTAACATTTTGATTAATTATTTTATAATTTGGTATCTTATCCAAATAATCATGTATTTGTGATTTTAGATTTATCTTTTCTATAGGTATTGATAAGTGATTCGTAAATACATCATAACAAAATTGTGATGGTACATATACTTTACTAAAATATTTCTCATACTTTTTAAATATACGCGGAAGTGATTTAAACTCCCATACCCATAAGACACTCGGTCTTATTTTGAATTTTCTTAATTGTGGTAATAAATGTTTTAATTCAAATGGTTGTAAACAGAAAATAGTTTCACTGGCATTATAATTAATATTTTTTAAATTGTTAATATCAAAAATGTTTACAACATATTTTTTATTATTTTCAAAATATTTTTTCAATAAATATAAATTATCAGATATAGAACAATTAATATTTGTTAATCCAATTAAATTTAATTTTTTAAAAATTTTATATTTGTCACACAAATTTAACACAACCCTCTCAAAAGCATGTTCAATATACCCATCATAATACAAATCGTCGCGCGGCGATAATTTCTTTGTTACGAATTCATTATATACCTCCTGTATATTACCACATAATTTATATCTTTTACACATCCAATTGTAATCAAAATCTTGCGATCGATTCAAAATATTGTATAGTTTTTTTTCTCCAAATATTTTCTCCACAATTTTCTTAGATAGGATATATACATTGCCTTCCACAAAACGATTGGTTTTATTTTTACATCCAAGATATTTCAACAGTTCGTTTCTATATAATAGATTTCTTTCTGGTAGATTACTATTCACAAATTGTGGATTTCCACTTATCATTTTAAGTCTATCGCTTTGAATTTCCCACTGTATATCCGGAAAATATCCGTCGTAATCATTGATATTTTCTATAAATTCATTTTCTTTAATAGAAGATATCAAAGGTCCAAAATATTTTTTTCTTGTTTCCACGTCTGTTTTCGAATGTAGAAACAATATGTGACTATAATCTTCATTCTGACCTTTCAAATATTGTACCATGCAGAATTTTGCCCCAATATCCCATCCACGATTTGGTATTTTCAATACTGTATATTTATCTATTTTTTTCTCTCCAATCGAATACGTAATCACAATATTAAAATATGTACCTATCGTTTTTATATATTCACCATAGATCTCATCAAATTTCGAAATATCATAACAATGTAAATGAGCAAAATAATTTCCTGAAACATCTTCTTGTTGGACAATTTCATATTTAATTGGATCATCCGCTGTTGATAACCCCAATATATATTTATGAAATAAATGTGGATAACATAATAAATCCAGATTGTTCACAATCTTATTTTCCCAAACAGGAACTTCCTTTTCTCCTTTCAATAATTCTTCAATCTTTTCTTCCAATAAATGAATATTTGATAAATCATCTTTGATAACTTCAACAAATTCCACCCTGTCCTTATAAGGTTCTACTGCTTCCATATCTTCTTCGCAAGGATATTCACTTATAATATGTGTTTTTAAATAAATTCCCTCTTGTAATATTACGGTTTCTAGGATACCCTTATCATAAAAATGGAGATTCAACAAAATTTTAGATTGATTTATAAGTTTTGTTAATTCTTTACCATATACGTGGTTTGTTAAGTATATTTTAAATTTTTTCGTCAATTTATATACTATATTTTTTCTGCGACAACTTGGTGCTCCAAAAAACAAAATATCGTATTTTTTTTCTTGTGGAGTCATTTTAATATAGGAATTAAAAGGTAAATAGGTTACAAAAATATCTTTTGGATAATATTTTATATTAGTTTCCGAATAATCAAAAGTATGAATACTTT